GGCATCACTGCCCCCCTCCAAACCCGCGATCAACCCCGCGCAAAACGCATGGCCTTATGACGCACCCGCGCTCCAAGGCGCAGAGCCTTACATGCCCATCACCATGGTCGAGCCGCCTACTCTGTGGCAACGTATCAAGGGGTGGTTCCGTGGCTGATACCCCCGAGGTCAAGGTCAAGAAGAAAGTCGTGGCTGTTCTCAAGGAACTCCGCGCCTATTACTTCTACCCCGTCACGGGCGGGTACGGCGGCAGTGGGGTGCCTGACATTGTTGGGTGCTACCACGGCAAGTTCTTTGGTATCGAGTGCAAGGCCGGTAAGAACAAGCCTACACCACTACAGCAAAAGAACTTAGACAGCATCAAAGCCATGGGCGGCGTTGCGATGGTCATCAACGAAGACAACATTGACCACGTACGGCACCTACTTGGTGAGATGTAATGCGCAAGCGTAGCAAGTACCGACCCAAAGGGGTGATCATGAACCCAATCGCATACGTGATGGAGAGCATGACCCCCGTGGCGAAGCACGACAACTTCTTAATAGACCTGAAGATTAAGAACCACATGGCCATGACCAACCTGACGCAAGGCAAGGCAACACGTGAAGACATGGATACGCTGATACCCATGGCCAACTTTGTGGAAGCGTTGTATCGCATGGGGTTTGGTCGTGACTACGCAACAGAGGTGAATACGGGGCTTGATGCCTTGCATGCAGTGGGTAAGCGCGGCGCTGAGAGTGGACGGTTTATTTTACGTTCGCAGGAGATGAGAGCCCTGAATACCCTGATGGAGTTACACGATGCACAGATGGACGTGATCACAGTCAAGGACATGGAGCGTGCATTCAAGATCGTGGACGAGGAATATAAACAGCGCAGGATGCGCCCTATTGTGGAGAGGCAACATGACAGATGACGAACGAAACCTTGACCTGATGGTCGCTGAACTGGAGAGTGAAAACCGAATGATGAGGGCACGTAATGAACGACTGCAACGAGAACTTGACCAAGCACTTGATGACAACGCACGATTCAAAGTCACACTGGAACGCATCATTGCCGTATCCAAGTTGGCCTTTCGGGACGGTGTGCCCGAAAGAGTTGGCGAAGTGGGGGCGCAAGCACAAGATGCAAACATTGGATGACGTTGAGGAGGCACTAATGTGATCGCAGATCGAGGATGCGCAGAACGGGGGTGCGCATGTTATGACCCCCGCATTGATAAAGATGGAGTTCAAATGGTAGAAGCGAAAGCAGACGAGTTACAAGCAGGCGGCGACCATTACAAAACTATGGAGATACAACCATGGCATGTGATGGCGTCAGTGTTGACCCGAGAGGAGTTCATTGGGTTTCTCAAAGGCAACATCATTAAGTACAGCATGAGGCAGGGCAAGAAGGACAGCCCTGATGCTGACAAGTGCAGACACTACATGCTGAAGTTGCATGAAGTGTTAGAAAACTCTTAACAACAAGGAGAACGAAGATGACAGACGATATACACCTGCGCCACAACTGGCGCAATACGATTGAGACTGATGGTGGGTACTGCCCTGTGTGTGATAGGTGGGGCAAGATCAACAAGGTCAAACTGACTGGCGGCATGGCGCGTTCACTGGCGTGGCTCGTGAGCGTATCAGCGGGTGCGGCGAACGGATGGGTCAACACACGTGACAACGTGCCACTGTTCATGTTGCGCTCTAACTCTATTGGGCACCTCAAGCATTGGGGCTTGGTGCAAGCCCGTGAGCCTGACACACCCAAGGTCAAGACAAGCGGTGTGTGGCGAGCTACGTTAGATGGGCACGACTTTGTGCACAACCGACTGGCCGTGCCTGCACATGTTTTTGTGTACAACGATGCCGTTGTGCGGCAGAGTACAGAGTTGGTGAACATCATTGACTGCTTTACTGAAGACTTTGATTACCGCGAAGTGATGAACTCGTATTTCCCAACAACAGAGGCGCAAGATGGACTTGATAACGATTGACTTTGAAACGTACTATGACCGCGACTACTCGCTGTCAAAGATGACAACGGAAGAATACGTACGCTCTGACCTCTTTGAAGTCATTGGCGTAAGTGTAAAGATTAACAACCAAGAAACGGAGTGGGCAAGTGGAACACATGAACAAATCAAACGATGGCTTCAGAGCAATTTTGAATGGGAGCGGAGCTTTGTCTTGGCGCACAACACCCTTTTTGACGGGGCTATCCTGTCTTGGCGTTTCGATATTAGTCCTCGGGGTTGGCTTGACACTCTGTGCATGGGCCGTGCCCTTCACGGCGTGGAAGTTGGGGGTTCGCTTAAAGCTCTTACTGAGCGGTATGGGCTCGGGGAAAAAGGAACAGAAGTCGTTAACGCCCTCGGCAAAAGACGACTGAGTTTTAGCGAGGAAGAGCTCGAACGGTACGGTGACTACTGCATCAACGATGTGGAACTCACCTACAAACTCTTTAACATCTTGGTCAAGGATTTCCCCAAGCAAGAGTTGCGTGTGATTGATCAGACCCTGCGCATGTTCACTGACCCCATGCTTGAACTGGACGGCGACATGCTTCAGCAACACCTCATCGGCATCAAGCAGATGAAGGAAGACCTGTTGACATCCTCGGGTGTGGACAAGGCTGAACTGATGAGCAATGACAAGTTTGCTGAACTGCTCAGATCGTTTGGCGTCGAGCCTCCAATGAAGACAAGCCCTGCCACGGGTAAGCAGACCTATGCGTTCGCCAAGAGTGATGAGGAATTCAAAGCCCTTGCTGACCATGAAGATGTCAGGGTGCAGACCCTTGTCGCCGCCCGCTTGGGCACCAAGTCAACGCTTGAGGAGACACGCACCCAACGGTTCATCGACATCTCTAAGCGCGGTAAGTTGCCTGTACCGATTCGTTACTACGCCGCACACACTGGACGGTTTGGTGGTGATGACAAGATCAACATGCAGAACTTACCAAGCCGTGGCAACAATGCCAACAAGCTCAAGAAGTCAATCATCGCGCCCGAGGGTTACACCATCATTGACGCTGACTCTGCACAGATCGAAGCGCGGGTGCTGGCATGGCTGTCGGAGCAGGAAGACTTGGTAACAGCTTTTGCTGAAGGCAAGGACGTGTACAAGAAGATGGCCTCGGCTATCTACGGCAAGCCTGAGTTTGAGATCAGTAAGGAAGAACGGTTCGTGGGTAAGACCACAATCCTCGGCGCGGGTTACGGCATGGGTGCTGTGAAGTTCCAAGCCCAACTCAAAGGCATGGGCGCTGACGTAGACACTGATGAGGCAAGGCGCATCATTGACATTTATCGTCGCACTAACGATGCCGTGGTTAGGTTGTGGCGTCAAGCTCAGAACGCTCTTGTAAACATGTCACGTGGTGACCCCGCACCGCTTGGCCGGGCAGCGGTACTTGAGGTGGTGCCCAGTGAGTCAGCCATACGCCTACCCTCGGGTCTACTGATGCGCTATGACGACTTGAAGTTTGATCAGACCGAGAAGGGTATCGAGTTTCACTACAAGACACGCAAAGGTCGCACCCGCATCTACGGCGGCAAGGTGATCGAGAACGTATGCCAAGCCATCGCACGTTGCATCATCGCTGAGCAGATGCTCAAGATCGGTAAGCGTTACAAGGTTGTGCTGACTGTGCATGACGCGATTGCCGTATGCGTACCGGACGCACAAGTTATACCCGCAACGCAGTACGTTGAGGAGTGCATGCGGTGGGTGCCCGAGTGGGCAAAGGGTCTGCCTGTGAACTGTGAATCAGGCAGTGGTAAATCTTATGGAGACTGCTAATGAGCAATACAACGGGCACAGTAAACAATGCGGCATGGAGTCAAATCGGAACCGTTGACCCCAACACATACCTTATCAACAACACAGCAAACCAAACGCTGAATGCGGTGCAGATTGGAGCGCAGAGACAGAACCATAACATCGTATTCCATGGGCCGAACGGCAAGGAAGTAGGACGCTTTGACTTCAATGGCAACGAGTTGCATTTCGATGGTAACGCTGACATCTCCGCACAGGTGTTCATAGAGTGGGCAACGAGAAATTGGCGTGACCGTTTGATCAACGAAAAGCTCGACGTAATCAAGCAGGTGACAGATGCGCTACTGCACGAGTCAACCGGCGCACTGTACGAGGACGCAGAG